ATAAGGACAGTACTGGCAGAAAGCTACCTTGTTATTTCATGACTCGGGATGGGTTCACGATGCTGGTGATGGGATACTCGGGACAAAAAGCAATGAAATTCAAAGAACTTTACATCCGTAGGTTCAACGAAATGGAGTGCTTCATTAAAACACTTGTTTCTGCAAGACAAGAGTTTCCATTATTAACCGCAAACATTAAGCTGCTGCATGAAAATCCCAAGCCATATCACTTCAGTAATGAATGCGATATGTTAAATCGCATCGTTGTTGGAATGACTGCAAAGCAGTTTAGATTAGCAAACGGCATTGAAAAAGGAAAAAGCATCAGGCCTTATTTGTCTGATGTGCAGATTACGATGCTTGACACATTACAAAAAGTAGATGTTGGCTTGTTAGTGGCTGTTCCAGATTATCAGCAGCGCAAGCGTCATCTGGAGTGGTACAAAACCAAATTAGAAAAAAATTAGGGGGTTACAACAATGTTTTATGTGAAAGAAAGATTGAATGATTCCATGGAGATATCCATTGAAATAACAGGTGAGAATGTATTTTGCCACTGCCCAATGTGTGGCGCTGAGGTGTCAGTAGATATTGCTGAAATTTTAAGTGATGGTGAGAGTGACCTTTATGGTACAGCAGTTTTCTGTGATGAATGCAGTAAAAAGGTCAAGAGTGGAGGACGGTACTATGAGCATAAATAAATTCAATTCTGAAGGATACTATGACCCTACTCCATATGAAGCACTAAGTAACGTCACTCGAGAGGAAAAGGCAGCATCAAAAGCTGCCTTTAGGCCTCTTGTCTATATTTGTTCCCCTTTTAGTGGGGACACCGAAGGCAATATAAAGCGGGCGCAGGACTTCTGTCGGTTTGCACTAGAGAAAGGGAACATTCCACTGGCTCCGCATCTTATGTTTCCACAGTTTATGGATGATAACAATGAAAAAGAACGCGACCTGGCAATTTTCATGGACATCATCCTCATGGGCAAATGCCAAGAAGTGTGGGTGCTCGGTGATGTCATTTCGAAAGGGATGAGTATTGAAATTGAAAAGGCTAAGAAGCGTAGACAGCCGATCAGATACTTCAACAAATATTTTGAGGAGGTGGATTCTTTATGAAAAGAATAAAAGCGATAGAGACCGAATATAAAGGTTACCTCTTCAGGTCTAGGCTTGAGGCTCGTTGGGCAGTGTTCTTCGATTTCTGTGGTGTTGATTACGAGTATGAACCCGAAGGCTATGATCTTGGAAATGGCCAAGCTTATCTTCCTGATTTCATTCTTCATGGGGTAGATGGCAGAGCTGGGGGAGATATTTATGTTGAGGTTAAGGGTCAGATGACTGACGCTGATGCTGAGAAAATCAACCGTTTTTACGAACTGGGAAAAGATGATCCTGATCTTTACGGAAAGTCCAAGACAGCAATCCTCGTGGTTGGGAATATTCCAAGTGGTGCAGATATTAATGAAATCTTATGGTGCATTGAAAATGAAGCTTATGATGATAACGGCAATTGGCCTAACAAATATAACTTTGAAACCATTGATGGGGATTACTTTGCTGCATATCCTGGGATAAACCATAAAGGCAAGTTTGAGTTGTTTGGCGATGATAGCAACTATCTTTGCGATATGGATTCTAGAGCAACTGAAAAAGCCTACCGTGCTGCTAGACAGGCCAGGTTTGAACATGGAGAAAGACCTCGTACGAAGGGAGGTTATTAAGTTGAGAAAGCTAGCCATTGCCTACGGGAACAGCCGACAGGCAAAGAAGTGGGTCAACAAACAAATCACATTTGAAGAGTTAAAAGATAGATTGAAGACTCCAATCCGAACAACTGAATCAGCTGAAGAATATGCCAAATTCAGCAAGGCTCAAAAGGATGATGCAAAAGATCATGGTGGTTTTGTTGCAGGAGTTCTAAAAGGCGGTCGAAGGAAAATCGACACTGTGGAGCTCCGCTCAATGATTGCCTTAGATGGTGATCGCATTAATAAAGAGTTTCTTGAAAACTATGAATCGAATGTCCAGTATACCTCTGTTCTTTACTCCACCCATAGTAGCACTGAAGAAAGTCCGAGGGTCCGCATAATCTTGCCTCTTACAAGGGATGTGACCTCTGAGGAGTTTGTAGCAGTATCAAGATATCTTGCACAGATGCTCGGCATCGATTATTTCGATGAATGTTCCTATTTGCCAAATCAGCTTATGTACTGGCCAAGTACGCCATCCAACGGAAACTTCATCTATAAGGAAGTGGATAAAGACTGGCTTAATCCAGATGATATTTTAACAGCTCATCCTGAATGGACTGATCCTACAAGACTTCCAACTTCATCGAGGGAGAGCAAGGCAAATACAGTATCGCATCAGAAGGTGCAGGATCCTCTTGAAAAGGAGGATGTTGTCGGGCTTTTCAATAGAGTCTACTTTCCCGTCACAAAAGCAATCGATGTATTTTTATCAGATATCTACGAGCCAACAGGAAATGAGGACCGCTATCATTTCATAGAATCAAGCAGTATGGCGGGTGTTGAAATCAAGGAAGGTGGAAAGTTTGTATACAGCCATCATGCCAAGGACCCGGCATACCTTAAATTATGTAATGCCTTTGATATCGTCCGTATCCACAAGTTTGGTGATGACGATGCGAAAAAATCCTTTAAAAGTATGTGCGATTTTGCCATGAAGATTGATGAGGTGAAAGTCTTTGCTACCAATGAAAAACTTGCAGAAGCTGAATTGGATTTCACAGATCTTGGTGACGACTGGAAAGAAAAATTGAAGTATCAGCCTCGAAGTCAAGTTCTCGAAAACAGCGTGTACAACTTAAACCTTATCCTTAATCATGATCCCGATTTTAAGAACTTTGCATTTAACGAGTTATCAAACCGCATTCAGGTCACTGGACCACTTCCATGGGAAAGACCTGAAGGTAACGTGTTTTGGAGAGATGCCGACACAGCCCAGCTTAAGTCTATTATGGATATTCGCTACCTTCCTTTCTCAAGCAGAAACCATGACGTTGCCTTTACCAAGGTAGCTGATGATAGGAGATTTCATCCTATTAGGGATTATCTTGATTCCCTTCCTGCGTGGGATGGAGTAAAGCGTGTGGAAGATGTTTTCATCAAATACCTTCAGGCTGATGACACTGAGTATATACGCACAGTGACTAGAAAGACCTTTGCAGCGGCAGTTGCACGGATATACGTTCCAGGAATTAAGTTTGACTGCGTTCCTGTGCTTGATGGTGATCAGGGTATTGGTAAAAGTACAATTTTGAAAGACCTGGTAACACCAGACTTCTACTCGGAAACTCTATCCCTCACTGATATGGACGACAAGTCAGGTGCTGAAAAACTTCAGGGATTTTGGGTGGTTGAAATCGGAGAGCTTGCCGGTATGAAAAAAGCCGACATTGAAAAAGTGAAAGCATTCCTCTCAACATCAGATGATAAATATAGACCCTCCTACGGAAGAGTTGTGGAAAGCCATCCCAGACAGTGCATTGTCATTGCAACGGTAAATGGAGAGCGTGGATATTTACGTGATATCACAGGAAACCGCCGCTTTTGGATCATCAAGGTGCATCAGAAAAAGCAGAAGAAGACCTGGAGTTTCACTGAAGAATACAGGCAGCAGTTTTGGGCCGAAGCAAAACAAATATGGAACTCTGGTGAAAAACTGTATCTCGAGGGTGATGTGTTAGAAGAGGCCGAAAAGGCGCAAAAGGGTGCTATGGAGGCTGATGAGCGTGTTGGTATGGTAGAAGAATACCTGAATACCCTACTTCCAGATGACTGGGATAGTATGGACTTATTTGCCCGTAGAAATTACCTAAGCGGTAGCGAATTTGGTGGGGCCAAGCATACAGGAACTATTACAAGAACCGCTGTAAGCAATGCAGAAATATGGTGTGAATGCTTCAATCGTAATCTCCCAGAATTAAAGACCACTGATAGTTATCAGATCGCAGCACTCATGGCTCAGATTCCCGGATGGGAACGAACCAGCAATATTAAGCGTTTGCCGATCTATGGCAGGCAGCGACTTTATCAATATGGCGAATAGGTGACACAACACAACACAAGATTTTCCCTTATATTAAAAATGCTTTTTCTTATAAGTAGATAGTGAATACCTGTGCACGTATACGCGCGTTAGTAAATATAGGGAAACGCTTGTGATTTTGTGTTCTTGTGTCAGATGGGAGGTAAACAAGTGACTGAAAAATATATAGAGCAAAAACTGTTAAGAGCAGTGAAAGAGAGGGGAGGCATTGCACCAAAGTTTGTAAGCCCGGGGTTAGATGGTGTGCCAGATCGAATTGTACTACTGCCTATGGGAAGAATGGCCTTTGTTGAATTAAAGGCTCCAGGCAAAAAGATGCGTCCACTGCAAGTAAAGCGAAAAACACAACTGGAAGCGTTAGGATTTTTGGTTTACTGCGTTGATGGTATAGAGCAGATTGAAGAAGTTCTAAAAGAGATGGGAGGTGATGCCAAGTGAAGTTCATACCACACGAATATCAGCAGTATGCAATTAATTTTATAACCAGCAAGCCAACAGCTGCAATATTTCTTGATATGGGCTTAGGTTAGGAAAGACAGCCATAACCCTTACAGCATTATTTGACCTATGCCTTGATCGATTTGAAATAAGAAAAGTATTAATCATCGCTCCATTAAGAGTTGCATCCCAAACATGGCCAGCAGAAATAAATAAGTGGGATCACCTTAAAGGCTTAGCTTACTCAGTGGCAGTTGGAACTGAAAAAGAGAGAAAAGATGCCCTTATGAAAAGAGCCACACTTTATATCATTAACCGTGAAAATGTGGACTGGCTTGTAAATAAAAGCGGTATACCCTTTGACTTCGATATGGTTGTCGTTGATGAGTTATCTTCTTTTAAGTCCTATGGTGCAAAGCGCTTCAAAAGCCTTCTAAAAGTAAGGCCAACAGTGAAAAGAATTGTAGGTCTGACGGGTACCCCTTCAAGTAACGGACTTATGGATCTTTGGGCACAGTTTCGTGTTCTTGATTTGGGACAAAGGCTTGGTAGGTACATAACCAATTACCGAAGTACCTACTTTGTGCCAGATAAACGTAATGCAGAAATCGTCTTTTCATATAAACCCAAGCCAGGAGCTGAAGAGAAAATCTATAGCCAGATATCGGATATAACAATATCCATGAAATCTTCAGATTATCTCAAAATGCCTGAATGCATCATAAATGAAGTGCAAGTTTATCTGAATGAAAAGGAATGGACCATTTATTCAAATTTTAGAGATGAGATGGTCGCAAGTTTAGGTGAAGAGGAAATCGATGCGGCAAATGCAGCGGTGCTTTCTGGCAAACTCCTGCAGATGGCAAACGGTGCCGTCTATGATGAGAACAACAAGGCGCATTCTATCCACGATAGAAAACTGGATGCTCTGGAGGACCTGATAGAAGGAGCTAACGGGAAACCGGTGCTTGTTGCCTATTGGTACAAGCATGATCTGGAACGGATCCAGAAGAGAGTTCCTGCCAGGCAGATAAAGACACCTAAGGATATTGAAGATTGGAATGAGGGGAATATTCCTATAGCTGTTATCCATCCTGCGAGTGCAGGACATGGACTTAATCTTCAAAGCGGTGGTTCCACCCTTATATGGTTTGGACTTACCTGGTCCTTGGAGCTCTATCAGCAATCCAATGCCCGCCTTTATAGGCAAGGTCAAAATGAGACGGTTGTAATCCATCACATCATTACCAAGGGCACCATAGATGAAGATGTTATGACAACACTTACAAGAAAAGAAAAATCACAGGCATCTTTGATTGATGCTGTAAAAGCTAAATTGGAGGTGAACCGATGATTGATCCATATGAGCAACTTGCTAATGCCATTGTCTTAAAAGCCGTCAAGGACTATAGAGATGCACTAAAGAAGCTGATGAAACGTCCACGCTATGAACCGGCGAAATATACAAAAGCTGAGGTGGAGAGGTTCTTCCACTCTGATTGGTATAGAGAACTTACCTCTGTTGATGGAGATTACCTGCTTAAAAAAATACGATCGGAGGTAAGAGAACCATGAAAGTAAAAGAATATTTACACCAGGCGTATAGGCTTGATAAAAGGATACAATCTCACATTGAAGAGATGGAGTGTCTAAAAGAAATGGCCACCAGCGTATCATCACCAAGGTGGGATGAGAAGGTCCAGACTTCAAGAAATTCTGAGGGCAATTTTGTTAGGTGTTTAGAACGGATCATGGATTTGGAAAGAAGGATAAATGCGGAAATCGATAACCTTGTAGCGCTCAAAGAACAGATACGATGCGTTATTAACCAGGTTGCAGACACAGATGAGCGCATGGTACTTCGTTATCGATACGTCCACAACCTAACCTGGGAACAAATCGGGGATGAACTTAATGCCGATAGAACAACGGTTTATAGGTGGCATAATGCAGCCATTAACCATGTGACTCTTCCTGAGGATCCCATCAAAGTATAATTCGCACAGCCTGCAACACTTTGCAACAAGATACCACTATTGCATTTGTGTTATTGTATAATCAGGAGAATAGAATGAATCACGAGCCTTCATGGGAACACCCCACGAGGGCTTTTCTTATGCCCAAAAGGAGGTGAACCCATGCCATACAAACCTAAGCGTCCTTGTGCTTACCCAGGCTGCGGTCGGCTTGCAGACAGCGAGCAATACTGCGCCGAGCATAAGAAGGTGGTAACAAAACGCTACAACCAGTACCAACGAGACCCAGCGTCCAACAAGCGCTACGGCAGGTCCTGGAAGCGTATCAGGGATCGCTACATCAAAGCCCATCCTCTGTGTGAAGAGTGTGAAAGGAATGGAAGGATTAAAGCTGCTGAAGAAGTCCATCACATACTACCTCTCTCTAAAGGCGGTGGCAATGAAATCAGTAACCTGATGGCCCTTTGTAAGTCATGTCACTCAAAGATTACCGCTGAGAGTGGCGACCGGTGGGGGAGGTAAAATCTCTACAACTTTTCAATTCGGACAGCGGGCTGGGGTGTCGTGTTAAAAAACGCAGATTCAAACGGGGGTATAGCCCCCACTTTGTAAAGGAGGTGTGATCATTGGCAAAAGACGGTACGAACAGAGGTGGCGCTCGTGTTGGTGCAGGGGCAAAAAAGAAACCTCTGGCTGACAAAATAGCTGAAGGTAATCTCGGTGGCAGGAAACTGACGGTGATGGAGTTTTCCGATACTGCAGACCTTGAGGGACAAGAAATGCCTGAACCAAATAAGATGCTAGAAGCCATTCAAAAAGATGGCAAGGCTCTGGTGGCAGGGGAAATCTACAAAGCCACATGGCAATGGCTGGATCAGCGTGGCTGTGCTGCTCTGGTTTCTCCACAGCTCCTTGAAAGGTATGCCATGAGTGTTGCTCGTTGGATTCAGTGTGAAGAAGCCATTACTGAATATGGTTTTCTCGCTAAGCACCCCACCACAGGAAATGCTATTCAAAGTCCTTATGTATCCATGGGCCAGAACTACATGAACCAGACCAATCGTCTGTGGTTTGAGATATTCCAGATCGTGAAAGAAAACTGTACTGGCGATTACAAAGGATCAAATCCTCAGGATGATGTAATGGAAAGACTTCTTTCTGCTCGAAGGGGCAAATAAAAAATAGATGGGAGATAATGATATGAGTAAAAACTACAGAACCGCAGAAAGTGTCTGCAAGGGACATCCTGATAAGCTTTCTGATTTAATCGCTGATAGCATTTTGGATGCTTGCCTTAGAAAAGACAAAGCTTCACGTGTAGCCTGTGAGGTTATGGCTACTAAAGGTAAAATCATCGTAGCGGGCGAGATCACCTGCAGCGAAAAAATTAACATCCGACTTATCGTAAAAAATGTACTTCGTGAGGTGGGATATAACCCATGGAAATTTACAGTATTTGTGTTTGTACATCATCAAAGTGTAGATATTGCTGCAGGTGTAGATACAGCACTTGAAGCAAGAAATGGAATTATTGATCCATACGGTTCCATCGGTGCTGGTGATCAAGGCACTGTATATGGATATGCCACTAACGAAACCCGTGAACTCCTACCACTGCCTTTACTTCTATCTCATAGAATCGTAAAGCGTATTGATGAATGTCGCAAGGGAAAAATCATCAAGGGTATCCTCCCCGATGGCAAAGCACAGGTTACTGTTGAGTATGATGGGGATAAACCTATCCGCGTTAAAACTGTGGTAGTTTCTGTTCAGCACCACGAAGATAAAACCCAAAAGCAGCTAGAATCAGATATCTTAAACAACGTGCTCTGGCAGTGCTTCGAGGATTTCCCCTTAGATGATGAAACCGAAATTCTCATCAATCCTTCAGGCAGATTTGTTGAGGGTGGTCCTGCTGCTGATACTGGACTTACTGGAAGAAAGATCATGGTGGACACCTATGGTGGTCTGGCTTCCCATGGTGGCGGCGCACTCTGCGGAAAGGATCCAACTAAGGTTGATAGAAGCGGTGCCTATATGGCCAGGTACATTGCTAAGAATATTGTTTGGAGCGGGCTTGCTGATAAATGCGAGGTCGCTATTTCTTATGCCATCGGAAAAGCAAATCCAGTTTCAGTAAATGTGACATCCTTTGGCACAGGGAAAATCAATGACGAGGATTTAAGTGAACTGGTAAAAGAGATATTTAACTTACGTCCAGCTGCCATCATTGAAAAGCTGCGTCTTCGAAATGCAATCTACTCCGATACAGCAACCTACGGACATTTCAACTCCTCACTCTTCCCTTGGGAGAACGTGGATTTCAATTTAAATTTAAGAAAGGTGGCGGAAAGATATGAAGATTGAAAAACTGAAAACTAAGCTCTTACTTCCCGCTGACTATAACCCCCGTAAAGATCTAAAACCCGGGGATGCGGAATACGATAAACTCAAGCGGTCCATTGAGCAGTTTGGTTATGTTGAACCGGTCATCTGGAACAAGACCACTGGTAGAGTTGTAGGTGGCCACCAGAGATTAAAAGTGCTCCTGGATTTAGGAATGACTGAAGTTGAGTGTGTAGTCATCGAGATGGATGAAGATAAAGAAAAGGCGCTCAACATTGCCCTCAATAAAATCAGCGGCGACTGGGATAAGGATAAGCTAGCTCTTCTTATTGCTGACCTGCAGGGTGCTGACTTTGATGTCTCCCTTACTGGTTTTGATCCTTCTGAACTGGATGACCTGTTTAAGGATTCCCTGAAAGAAGGTATTCACGATGATGAGTTTGATGTGGATGCAGAGCTGGAAAAACCCGCCATGACAAAACTGGGTGACGTCTGGAAGCTTGGTCCCCATAGACTGGTCTGTGGTGATTCTACAAAGGCAGAAACCTTCACGCTTCTCATGGATGGAAAGCTGGCAAACCTAGTGGTGACAGATCCCCCTTACAATGTAAACTATAAAGGCTCTGCCGGTAAAATCAAAAACGACAATATGGGGGATTCTGCTTTCTATGAATTCTTGCTGGCGGCATTCACCAATACGGAAGCTGTCATGACCCTGGACTCCTCCATCTATGTTTTCCATGCAG